AGCGTCACTCATTTCATAGAATCATGGGCGATTCGGTTGAAAACCTTACCCTTGATGAGATTTCAGCAGAATACGGATGTTTGAGCAATCGGGCCGTTGTGGTGTTTGAGCAAACCTGTCTTTTCTTAGATGAAAAAGGCATTGCGATTTACAACGGCGCAAACGTAAAAATAATGTCTAACAAGATTCAACCAATTTTTGATAGAATGAACATTTCGGCAGCAATTCAAAACGCAACTGCGATTCATTTTAGACAAAGAAACGAAGTTTGGTTCGGCATTCCGGTTGATGGTTCGACAATCAACAACTTTACCGTTGTTTATGACTATTTGGCCGATGCTTTCACAACATTTAAGGGCTTCAATCCTGGCATTTTGGGCAATGCGACCGGAAGGCTAACAAACAAAACAGGATTTTACGCTGATTACTCTGGGATGATTCACAACTTCGGCGCAAGCTTCACTGGCGACAATGGTCAAGGCATCACAACACTAGTCAAGACAAGATTCTTCGCAGAGCTTGGAAAGTCAGTACAAAAGCAATATCGAAGGCTTTTCCTAAATGTTGACCCAGTGACAGGTTCAACTGGCGCACTAACAATTGAGTTTTTCTCTGACTATAATTCAGGCGCTTCGCTTTCTCGCACAATGTATCAAAGCCCCTATCAGTCGAGAATTGACTTTGGAATTTCTGCAACATCTTTGGCTTTGCAAATTACCAATTACTCTGCAGTTGATACCTTAAAGCTTCATGGAATAACCCTAGAGCATCGCTTTCAGCGCATGGAAAGTGTTAGTGAATAATGGCAAAGATTAAGCGAGCAGTAGAAATTCAGAACTTAACAACGCTTGAAGAAGTGAAAAGGTTTATTAATTCTTGGCTGACTAACATCACAGACGTTTTAAATGGCAACGTGGAATTTGGGCAAAACATTAGAACAACTGAGGTCACAGTTTATTTTCAGAGATCAGACACCGAACAAGCTGTGTTTCATGGTCTTGGGCGGTTGCCTAATGGATATATCAAGGTAGGCTCAAGCGTTGATTTTGGACTTTATGATGGGAACCAAGCAACAACTAGCTCCGTGATTTGGCTTAGAGCTTCGCAAGTCGGAACTGCAAAGATTTTATTTTATTGAGGTGATTTTATGAAAGCACAAGACCCGAATAACCCAATTTCCACAATGCCAGTTAGCCAGCCCGGGCAAGTTCAAGCTCCGGGCGGCGTAGACACCACACAAGAAGACTTGGCAAAGCAGCAACAAGATTATGCAAAGCAATTTCGCGCTAACATCGGCGGCTATGAGCAACAAGCTTTTAACCCGATTGAGCAACAAGCAAAGGTCGGGCTTGCAAGGCAAATGGGTCAAATAAAAACATCAGCAAATAGACGCGGGCTTTTATATTCTGGTTTAAGACAAGGCGCTGAAGCAGACGCGCAATCTCAAACAGCACAAGCGTTGCAGAATAAGCGAGCAGAAATAAATCAATCCTTTGGCGGCGCTGCTGACCAATTTGACCAGCAAGCCTTAAAAGCTGGGCTTGATATTCAGGCGGGCCAGCAAGCAATTCAAGATATTCTTTATAATAGAGCGCTTGCAAACTATCAAGGCAGAAACGCTGCGATTGGCTCTGGGCTTGGCGCTATCGGTACAATCGGCGGCAAGTTGCTTGCGGGGGGATTATAAATGTTTGAAGATATTAACCCAGACCAGATCAGGCGCAGAACTTCGCTACCGACTCCAGAGAATTTAGCTAGAAACATTCAAAGGCAAGTGACAAGCCCCTCTGCTAACCTTGGACTTCTAGCAAGCCCTGTGCTTGGCATGGCTGGCATGACTGCGGGTGCAATTAGTGGTGACAATCCTGTCGCTGGGCTTGTTGAACAAGCTGAAGATGCTCTTGTGGGTGAAGCTCCGAAACAGGGCGTTGTAGACATTGACCCAGGCACAAAACAATTTGCTCAAGAAATGGTACAGCGCGGGCAAATGACGCCAGAGCAATTGCAAGCTGAGAAGATGAGTGGCGTTGGTGAAGCTGGTCGGGGAATCATCGGCGGCGGGCCAGTGCTCCCAACTCAAGACCCAATGGACGCAGCAATTCAGCGTAGAGCACAGGTGGCTTTGGGGCGTGGATTGCAGGGGCTTCAATCTCAATCGGGGCTTGACGCAGCAATGCAAAAAGGCAACGTCTTGAACAAAGCTTTTACCGCTAAATATGCAATGCAAAACGTGGCAACTGCAAATATGCAAAGGCTGATGACGGCTGAAGCAAATGCTGAAGCTGCTCGCGCTGCTGTATTGAGCGCAGTTCTGGGCGGCGTTGGTGCTGGCGTTGGTTCTTTTGTTGGCGGTCGCAGTTTTCAGAAGCAACAACAAACAGAAGCGCCGCAAATTATGGCGGGCGGTTTTGGTGATACTCGTGGCGGCTATGGCGCTGCAAGCATGGGCGACCCAGCAGCGGACTACAATCGCGGTCGATATGCTTATAATGATGTAACTCATCCAGCTTAGGGGGAATAATGGATTACGGACTACTCGGAGCGCTAGGCGAGGGACTAAAGCAAGGTGTTAGCTCTTACTCTGATGCGAAGAAATTAAAACAAGACAGAGAATTACAGCTTCAAAAACAGGCAATGGACAAAAAGCTTTATCAAGCTAGTCTTGCCGATAAGGGACTTCAAGAATTACCGGGCGAAGGTGAGGAAGTTTCTTTTGAAGAAACACCGCTTGCAAAACAAAAGCGCGAATTTGACCAAGAATACAAGCGCGGACTTATTGGATACAGAGAGGAAAGAGACAGAAAAAAAGACGAGAGGGACGCAGTTGCTGCGGGCATGAGTCTTAGAAAAGAAAAAGAAAACCAGCCAGTCGTTAAGAATTTTAATTTACTGTCTGAGGCCTATGGCAAGATTGCACAAACCGCAGCAATACCAGAAAAAGACCCGGCGCGACCGCAAGCTGATATGTCCTTAATTTACGGATTTATGAAAATCCAAGACCCCAACTCTACAGTAAGAGAGGGTGAGTATGCCTCTGCTGAAAATACAAGGGGCGTACCTGACACAGTTCGGGCTTTGTATAACAAAGCAAAGGACGGCGAAAAACTAAGCCAGCAACAAAGAGCGGGATTTATTTCTCAAGCCAAAGCAATTTATGAAAGTCAAAAGAAGCTGAAAAAACAAGTTGACGCGAGATATTCAAATCTAGCAACCAAGTCTGGCGTTGACCCAGAATATATCAAAAGCGATTTAGAAGTTGAAGAAGTTGCGCCTTCTCGCGGGTTGATTAATAGAAGCGGTGGGCCAACAAGAGAGCAAAAAATTAAAATGCTTCGAGGTGGTTAATGGCGCGTGACTATTCGCAGCTATCAGACGCAGAGCTTGATAGGATGCTTGCAGAAAAACAGAAGTACGGAAAGCCGCTTGATGAAATGAGCGACCAAGAGCTTGACGCAGCACTGGCCACAAAGCAAAAAAGTCAAAGAGAGCCCTTCACTGGCGAAGGGCTTGTCCGCGGAACGCTTCGGGCTTTGCCGCTTGCTGGCGGTATGGCTGGCGGTATCTTGGGGGGCATGGGCACAATCGGAGTCGGAGCAATGCCCGGCGCTGCGATTGGCGGCGCTCTTGGGAAATCAATTCAAACATTTGGCGAGGGCCTTCTTGGTGATGAAAAAACGCGCGAAGAAGTTTATCTTGAGCCGATAAAGTCTGGCGCAGAAATGGCAGCGGGCGAGGGGATTGGAAAGCTCGCGGGCAAAGCATGGGGAGGGCTCCTTGCTGCAAAACAAAAGCCTAACTCGCAAGCTATTGCTGCCGCTGCTGAAAAGCTAGGTGGAAAAGCAACGCCTGGAATGATGAGCGCAGAGCCAGAGATTCAAATGCTAGAAAGCTCGCTTTATCAGTCGCCAACCATTGCGGGCGCTGGCGTTAGGTCGAGAATTGGCGCAGTTCATGGCCCAATGACAAAAGCCGCAGAGAGACTAACAAAAGGTGCGACAGGACTAGAGCGCGGTGAGGTCGGTGACATTGTTAAGTCTGGGATTACGGCCAAAATAGGCGAGAGGCTTGCTCCAGCAAAAATGGCCTATGAGTCAATGGCTGGCGATTTCAAAGCAATACCGATTGGCGCAAAAAGTCTTGAGCGAGTTTCAAATAATATCTTAGGCCACGACTTTGCAAAATTCAGCACTGGCGGGGGAAGGCAGCTTGCGGCTGGAATTGCTAACGACTTGAAAGCCGTGCAATCGCTTGATGACTTGAGAAGATTAAAAACCTACGTTGGAAAATCAATTGAAGGCTACACTGGCCCAGAGCGCCAGCTTGTAAGCGATGCTTACGGAAAGCTAAAAAGACTTGAGAGCAATTCAATAATGAGATCAGCAATCGAGTCTGCTAGAACGCCGAACGAAGGCGCGAAGATAGCAAAAAATATGGTTAGTGAATTGAAGTCTGCCAATAAAGAATACGGCTCATTGATGCAAGACATCGGGGAAACAGCAAGGCGTGGCGGTCTGGGCAAGGCCCGATCAATAACTAAATTTCTCGATAAGCTAGAAAAAACTCCAAGCGAAGCAATTTCTGGGAAGCTGTTTAAAACACAAGATTACGAATCATTGAAATTCATGCAAGAGAAATTCCCAGAGGAATTTGATATTTTGAAAAGCTTAAAGCTAAAAGAAATACAAGCGCAGTCTAGGGTTGGCGAGAAAACTTCTATTTCTAAGTTTTTAAAGTCTGTAGAGGGCCTCGACTCAAGAACGCAGAAGTTGGTTTTAGGTGAAGACGCGCCTGAAACAATAAGAAACTTGAGAACACTACAAAACGCAATTCCCGAAAAGATTGGGCCAAGTGGTACACCCCAAGGGATTGAAGTTGGTTCTTATCTTGGCGCTGGGCATTGGTTTAACGAACTAAAAAGAGCAGCGCAGTTTGCCAAGTATTCTTCGAGTGAGGCGTGGCAAGGTCTTGAAAATGCAAATGCAGTTGATCTTGTTGGGTTTCCAACTGGTCGGGGGCTTGTGAGAATGGGCGAGCGAGCCGCCGGGGGATTACTGGGGGTGAAAAATGAGAGATGACATAAAACCAGAAACAACTACCGACGAATTGCGACAAGCTAGGCTTCGGGAAATTTCAAAAAGACTTTCTGCGCCTTTTGAAAAACAAGAACTAGACCCAGAGTCAGAGTCATACAAGCAGCAAGCTTCGTTTGGCATTAAGCCTGAAATGATGCTTTCCCCGGCTCAAGAAGAAATGGGTTTACTTGCTGCTGGAATGGCTGGCGCAATCAAGCAAGGGCCTAGTAATGTTGTTGATCTTGCTGCGGCAAGAGAATCAAAAGTGGGCGATGCTTTGAAAAACAGAGCAAAGAGCTTGTGGGGTGAAGCAGAGCCGAGTGGTGAAGTTGCTCAATTTGACCCAGGTAAGCGCGGTTATTTATCAGACAAAGCCGAAGCAGCACACAATGCCTATGAAGAAAGTTGGAAGAAAAGGCCAGCAGTTCCGGGTGTAGATAAGGGCGCAAAGCTGCCTCCGGTTGAAACAATTTCAGACGATGTTTTTGATATTAAAACAACCCCGGAACAGCTTGCAGAAGCTAGGGCAAAATTCAAAGAAATAAACACCCCGCCGCCTGATAACATTATTAAAATGGGCAAAACCGATCAACTCACTAACATGGCCGAGAGATATGCTGGCCTTAATAAAGCAAATGCTGATATGGGCGCGGCGATTGGGCGACAAAATCAAGGAGTTAAGCCTGGCGAAGTTATTGGCAGAATCGGCAAAGACCAAGGCCCTAAAAAAATTGACCTCAAATCACTCCATCCTGAAGTTGCAAAGTTGGACAAAATGGCAATTTATTCTGCCGAAGATTTGGAAAACCTAAATAGTCTTGTGGATAGATTTGGCAAAGACCAATCAAATATGACAAAACGAATCATCAAAGCTCAAGGTGGGCCAGAGCCTTACCTTTCTCACATTGGAAAGTCTGGGAAGTCAGAAGCTCCCTTTGCGTTTCCGAATTACAACGCTCCGATTACTGGCAAAATTGGGTCTGAAAAACCAATGCTACAATTTGGCTCTGACCCTTTTCAATGGGCTGACTCAAAATTTGGAGCAACAAAAAAGCTCTTGCAGAAATACCGAGATGCTGGTCAAGCGCCAGAGATCACTACTGGCTCTGACTTAATTGCGCGTGATGATTATATGGAGCTGATTCCAAAGAACTCAAAGATTAATTTGCAACTTCCCACTGGTGGGGATGACCCGCTTCTTAGAATTTTAGCCCCTGGAAATACTTCAAGCAAGAGAGTGGTTGCGGCTTATGAAAAGCTTAAAAAAGCTGGGCATGACGTTAGCCTTGTGTTGCCTTCTGACAGGGAGCTAGAAGAAATGCTTCTAAGGGATGATAGGGGCAAGAGCGTTGGGGGATTAACAGGCATAAACCTAAGAGACCCAAACGTCGTGAAAGAAACAATTGCTGGGATTAAGAAGAACGCCGAGGCAATGACAAAGAGTGGTCTGCTGGTCGAGCAGAGAATTGATTCGATCAAGTCAAAGTCGAAGCCTGGAAAACTAGACCAGCTTTCAGCACAAGCAAAAAGGGACTTGGAAGCATGGGATGGGCCACAAGAAACAAAAAAACCAACCAAGCCAAAGAAGAAATAAGTGGAATTAACCGACAAGATTGCAAATACAGAGTGGTCATTTGCCCACGCTCTTTGGCATCCAAAGTGGGGCGTCCACATTTGGCCAACGTCAGAACAAAAAAAGAACATCGAAGACATTGCAAAGAAGCTTCAAATCATAAAAGGCTATTTCGACAAGCCCATTACCATAAACTCATGGTTACGCTGCGAGCCTTACAACACGCTAATTGGTGGGAAGGTTAATTCGCAGCATATTAGGGGCGGGGCAGTTGATTTTAAAATTGAAGGTATTAAATGCGATTTAATCCGTGAGGTTTTACAGCCGAAGCTAGTAGAATTAGAAATCAGGTGCGAAAACTTACCTAAAGCCGAGTGGGTGCATATTGACAACAAAACGCCGAAGGAAACAGGGCGCTTTTTTAGACCCTAGTCGCGGTGCTATTTGTGAAAATAACGCCGATAATAAAGGGATGAGAACGCTCCGGGGAGGCCGAAAAATCATTGCACTAGCAGCGCTTGCACTAATCAACATCGGAACACCGATACTATTTGCTAACGCAAAAATAAGCGATTCAGTCACGCTAACAGTGCTTGCTTCAGTAAGCTCTCTCGGAGCAATTTATTTTGGCGTCAACATTGCATCGAAGAAGTATGGGCCCCGCAAATAGCTTAAACATTATTTTTTTGATTCTTGGCGCTCTTGCCGCTATATTTGGGTTAGTTTCAGTTCGTGACTATAGAAGGCTTGCAAACGATGAGAAGAAAAGAATTTTACTTGACCAATTGTCGCAGTTTGATTTTTCTGGCAATCGTAATCTTGGCGATGTTGTTAATGCTGCCAATGAGCGCGACCGCAAGCTTTCAGAAAAGCGAGATCATTGAAGCTGGGCAAGTTGCGCCTTTCTCTGGGGTGTTGGTACCAGAAGACACTTATCGCAGCTATCAAAATGACTTGGAAAGATACCAAAAACTTTTAGATTCAAATTATTCAAGGCCAATGCCTACGGTGCAAACTCCAGAGTGGCAGACCTACACGCTAATTTTTTTCGGCGGCATTATTGCGGGCATTGCTCTTAATTAGGCTTTTCCCATGCCTAAACTGACAGTAACCAAAGTCTCGCCTTAGTGAGTCAACTTCTTCCATTATTGCGTGAAAGCTTTTTAATTCTTCGCACACGTTTCTCATTTCAACTTTTAGCTCTGATATTTCTTGGGAGTTAAGCGCAACTGTGTCTATTAACTTGCTATGCCGATTGGTGAAGAAGCTTACCACTTCACGAAGTAAGACAAGACCCAGAGCTAGAAGGATTGGTTCGTTTGTCATTCTCAAATACCTCATCAAAAGGGAGCAAGAAAATTTCAAGCTCGCATTTCCCGCTTGGTGAAATAAGCCTTCGACTTAAATCAAATGAAGAAACAAGCGAGTCATTTTTGATTATACCGCTTTTTTGGAGGCAATCGAGAGGCAAGCAAAATAGGTTATCAAGGTCTGGAAGTTTTAGACTTATGTCGCCTTTTTTAGTCAAAAATAATTCTCTTGGGAAATAAAAGAGAAGCATTGCCCACAGTCGGCAGTCGAGGGGCTTATAAAGTAAAAGTTCTCTGGCTCTATTTCGTAATTTAAGAGTGAGTAAGTCTTCGGCGATTCTGAGACCTGGACTTTTGCCAATCCACTTTCTTGACCCCCGACCATGGATTTCTCGATTATTTTTTTTAACAACGTGATGAGCGACTTCAAATCTTGACCAGAATAAAGGCGCTGCTTTTTCAAGCTTTTTCTGCGGTGCTTCTTTGATTTGTGTAAAGATTTCATTACTCATGTCCCCCTATAAAAGCAGAATAACACACAATGACGCAACACAAAACTGTAATTATTGTGCTTGTTTTTTGTATTTTTTTGTCTTCGTGTGGCTGTAATGCTTTCTGCATAGCATTTTCGCACAAAATGGTCTTTCGCAACCTTCGATTGAACATCTGGCATTTTGGGGTCGCCTTTTGTGTTTTCTGCCAAGTCTTTCTGCTGGCGGTCTCTTGTTTTTGCTTTGTTCTAATGGCGATGACCACTTGCAATTTTTAGGATGATAATTCCAATCATTGTTTATTCTATCAATCCACGTTCCATCTGGAGCCTCGCCCATGTCGCCCCTAAAATTCTCAAAGCTTTCTATCCAGCGCTTGCAAACAGTAATGCCTCGGCCACCATAGTATTTATAATTAGATGCTGCGGGATTTAAACATCTTTGCTTCATGCTGTTCCAGACATGGTACGTTCTTGTCTTTGTTTTGATATATTTCAAGATACAGAGCAATAATTCTATTGTTTTTTTTTGTCAAAAAATAAATAGTTTAGGCCTGACAATTGCCGCGCAATATGACGAATTTGGTCACTTCTTAGTTTTTAGGTCAATTTTATGCGCTTTGGGGCTGGCATTGCCGTTGCAATAGCTAAACACAACAAGGAGCGATGAAATGAAGCGTAAAAAAATGCTTATTGAAAGCTGCTACAAATGCCCATTTAAGTCAGTTGCTACTTATGTTGACTTACAGCCACACTATTCTTGCCATAAAGGTCAGTTTGAAATTAAAAAAGAAGTTTTGCAAAACTATCAGCTAAAAAGGGATTTCCCTCAAACTGGCGAGGGCTTTATTGACGAAAGATGCCCGCTTTCTGACTATGGTGATTAAAATGTTCACCTTCATTTGTTATTTTTTCACGTTTTTAATTATTTTAACCTTTTTGCTTTGCACCTTCGAGTGGTTGTGCGAACTATCTGACAAATATTCAAAAGATTATGAGGTACCAAAATGAGTAATTTAACAAACAACGTCACAGACCTAGTTGAGTTTCTGAAGCATATCGAAGAAGCGCAGGAGCAAGAGGGCGGGGAATTGACGCCTGAAAAAGAAGCTCTGCTCAATGCTAAAATCAAGGCCATTGCCCGCGATGCTGACAAGGCAAAGAGAATGCTAGGCTTGGTTTCCTCGATGAGTGACAAGCTGGCTGAAGAATACAAAGCGCTCCGAGACACCGCCAATTCTCTGGACAAGTTGCACGATAGAATTTGGGATGAGGTGAAAGCTGCAATGCACACTCTGAACACCGACGAACTATTGGGCGAGTATTACCGCTTCAAGCTTGTAAGAGCAAAGCCAAGTCTTGTCATTGATGAGAAATTTTTATCCGATGAGTGGAAAAAAACAGAAATAGTGGTGACAGCAGATCGGCCAAAGATTAGAGAAGCACTAGAGAAGGGCGAGAAAGTTGCTGGCGCTTGTTTAGAGCCTTCGTTTTCGCTTCGAGATTATGTTAATTCAAAAGTGAAAGGTAAATAAAATGAAGGTTAAAACATCAAAAGGTACAGAGCTTCCGTTGTTAAATCTAAAAGGTAAGTGGTATTTGCAAGTCCCTCATCGAGTGATGTGGTTTCGAGAAGAACACCCAGACTATTCGATAGAAACTGAATTTGTGAACATTTCAGAAGACGCTAGTATTTCGAGAGCCGTGATTAAGGACGCATCGGGTCGAATCTTAGCAACTGCGCACAAGTCAGAAACAAGGGCGGGCTTTGGTGATTATTTAGAAAAAAGCGAGTCGGGTGCGATAGGTCGCGCATTGGGCTTTCTTGGCTTCGGCACAGCCTACGCATTAGAGTTAGAAGAAGCAGACCGCATTGTTGATGCTCCCCAAGAACCCACGCAAAAGCCGTCAATTACTACGCAAGAGCATAGCGTCAAGGGACCAGTCAAAAACTTGGCACCCCAAAGTGAAGCAGAGATTTGTTCAGCTTGTGGTGGGGAGTTAAGATTTTCAGAGAAGAAGAAAGTATTTTACTGCGCCAACTTCGCAGACAAGTCTCGAAAACACGATTACTTAACGCAAGAGCTAATGGACAATCGAAAAAAGATGATTGCACAACCGCAGTCGAATGATTGGCCCAGTGACGAAGACGCTCCCCCACTTTAGAGGTGAAAAATGATTTCAAGTAAAGAAGCTATTGAGACAAAGATTTTCGTTCTGCCAGCGCTTGAGCCCTATCGTCAAATTCTTCAACTGGTGTACCTTGAGGGAGCAAGTAACGCTCTTTATCAATGTGACGCGAGTGACAAAGTTATTGAAATGATGAAAGCGATTAATAAAGAAATTGATGACTTGTTGCTTAAAAAAGATTTGCCCGGTTGATAAGGCCGGGCGTTCAGGTCTATTCTCGATTTTGCTAAAAACAAACTACAGGTCGTAGGTCGTAGGTCAAAAGACATTCTCTTTTTTCCTATGTTTTGTCAACGCAAAATGGGGGAAATAGAATGTCAAAGAAAGAAATCGTTTTCTATAAAATCACAGTTACGAACTTCGAGAGGCACAATCCGCATATAAAAAAGAGTCACAAAAAGACGCTAATTTCTAACAACTTTTGTTGGGATGATAAGCTGGTAGAGTTACCCCTGAGTATACGGTGGCTCTTCCTTGGGTTACTGCTGAGTTGTGGTGAAGTTGGGCGAGAGTCAATAGAGACTACCCCCAAGACCCTTAGGACACTCTTAGGACAGTACCCAGAGAGTATAGAGACAGCTCTACTTTCGCTTCAATCATTACAACTACTTACGTTTGAAAAATCGGCTCCCTTAGAATTGAATAGAAATGAAATGAATAGAAATGAAAAGAAAAGAAGTTCCCAGGGGGTCGAAAAAGACGAAGTTCCTTTTCCAGAAAAACCACTAAAACCCGACAAAAATTTGAACGCAGAAATCTGGGAGTCATATCGCAGTGCGTACTTACAAAGGTACAAAGTAGAGCCTTTACGCAACGCAGCCGTTAATTCAAAGATTTCCCAAATCGGCAAGCGATTAGGGGCCGATGGTGTTTCTATCGTGAAATTTTACCTTTCTCACAATGACCCCTTTTATTTGGCGAAGACTCACGATATAGGCTTATGTCTAAGCAACGCTGAATCTCTACACACGCAATGGAAAAAGGGGCGAGCTATAAGCATGAAAGACGCAAAAGAGTTTGAGCGCAAAGATCATTACAGCGAACAGTTAAGAAAAATTGAAAATGGCGAGATATGACGAAAGAACAAAAGCAACAAGTAAAAAAATTATGGCTTCAGCTTTCGCTATACTATCAAACGCAGATGAAAGACGAGATTTTTGAAATGTACGTTCAAGACGTTGAAGACCTGGACTTTGATTTGGTTGTTAGAGAGCTTGGGGCTTATCGAAGAAATCCAAAACATTTTCGCCCACCACTTCCCGCGCATATTCGCGCAGCGCTTGATTCTGGCAGCATAGACCCAGATATAGCGGCAAGAGAAAGCGTTTCACTTTTACTAAGCGCAATAACTAAATTCGGTTACATTGGGCACGACCAGGCGAAAGAGTACGTTGGCGAACTTGGTTGGCTTGTTGTGGAAAGGCATGGCGGCTGGAGTAGGCTTTGTCAGCAAATGGGAGCTTCGATTGACCCGAACATTTTTCAAGCGCAAGCGCGAGAGTTAATAAAATCACAAATTACTTTTTCCAAAATGGGCGTGAAAGATTACAAGCCCACTCTTGCTGCTCCCGAAAGAAAGCTTCTTAGATGACATCAGAAGCACAAGACGAAATTTTTAAAGCTGATGTTGAGCCGATCAAGGTTGAAAAAACAAATTGTTGTTGGTGCATGAAGGGACTTCTTTTTAAGAAAGAAAAAAGCACTGGCAACTTGGCTGTGTTTCGATGTCTTTGCTCAATGGGCGGCTGGGCCCCAAGGACTTATCCAGTCTGGAGCGCTTCGATGGAAAAAGATTATGACTAGCATTGTCTCGATTCTTTTTCTTGTTGCAGCAATTTGGTTTTTTGTAATTGCATTGATGTCCCTTCTATGTTTTCAGTTTGACTTGATGCTAAGTCGAGGGGGGAAACATGGCGGGGGAAAAGACTGTTAGGGAAATAAGGGCGGCGAAAAGAGAGCAACACTTTTCAAACATCAATAAGTATCGAAGGTGGATTGGGATGTCTGCAATTGTGAAGAAGAAAAGAGATTGCCTTCGCTGCGGGAAAAGGTTTTTAAGTGAGGGGCCTTTTCATCGTGTTTGTTGTGTGAAGCGAAACGATTATGAAGTTAATGTTTGAGGTGTTATGGAATTCCAATTTAAGCCAGAGATGTTCGAGCGAGCAATTCACCAAGCAGAATGGTCTTGTGAGTGGGCCGCATCAGAAGCGCAGAGAATCTTGGACGAGCACTTGAAGACGCTGCCAGTGGTTTATGGGTATTTTGAAGATGGTATTCTTACGGGTTTTACAAAATATTGGACCGACGTAAAAAAACCACACGACAACAGTCGCGCAGTAGTATTCAATGCAGAGCCACTCGAAGCGCCCAAGCCTTGCGAGCACAAGAATTGGTATCTGGCAGAGAAACACTTCTTGCCGATATTCAAATGCAAAGACTGCCATAGAGAACTGAAACCAACATTTGAAGTGGAGGAATAGTGGACAAAGAAACTTATATGAAGGAAGTTGACGCTGCCCTTGAGATTTGGTCGATAGTAGAAAAGCTAGACTGGGCTTCATGGCATCGTGTGATTTCTATACTCGAACAACTAAGAAATCAAAAGCAGCGCCAGGTTGATGAAATAAACAAAGCTGTTTACGCTAATGGCGGCCCAATACCGCTGAATCTTAAAGGTTGAAGATTAGCCCAATGGGGCGGGGGTGTAGGATGACAGATCCAATTTTAGCTAAAGCATTTGCCTGTGCAGATGCCACAGAACAAGCCGGAATGATTGACTCAATTGCTCGGGAACTCTTTGTGGTGTGCGGCGGTAGGTTTGCGAGACATAGCCCACTAGCTGGCTACGAACCACAGATTTGCGAGATTTCAAGAAAATTGGGCAAAGACGGCAAAGATTTTATAAAAGATATTTATCATTTTCTCGAGCTTAGAGAAAAGAGCATTGAACCATGACCCCTCGCCCGAATAAGTTGAGGCCCAAGAAGCCCACGCCAAAGAAGAAACGAAAGGTGAAGTGAATGAAGCCTAGACAGTGGTGGATAGTAGAGCGATTCTATGAACCAGGCGATGATGAATTTGATTTGGCTTATGACTACGAACAGAAAAGAACCAATCGTGAAGTGTGTCACGTTATTGAGAAGTCAGCCTACGACCAGTTAATGACCCACGCCAAGGCTATGCGCGATGCCTTAACAATGCGTGAATGTTCAGATGAAGAAAAAAATGTCATTGGTGGGCTTGTTGCGGGTAGCTTCGACGAGTGGCTAAAGGAGCAAGAGAAATGAGCGAAAAAGAATTTGAAGAAATGGTCCATGCATGGGCGCATGAGCCTAAAATGCTTGAAATAATTGAACGAGACATCGGCAAATTAAAAAGCATTGTGTTCACCAAACTAGCAGTCAAATTTTATGGTGAAAAATCGGCTAGATTATTCCACAGAGAAACCCTAGCAAAAGACCTGGACTGGCTTAATAAAGCGGGGATGCACTAATGAGCGACTGGATGAAACGACGAGACAAGCTGGTTTTCGAGGCTGCCAATAAATTGACCGAGTGTTGGCGAAACAGAAACAGCTATCAGAGAATGAGCTTGTCGGAATATAGTGCTGGCGCATATGACGGTTATATTTTGGGCTTCAATGCTGGTCGGGCCGATGCATTGGCTGAAGCGCAAGTGCTGGTTGATGTTTGCAAGAAGTTTGAATATGAGTTTCATGAATTTAGAGAAGCATTAGAGCAGTGGGCGAAGATTCGGGGGGATGATGATTAAAATAATAGTTTTGATGCTTTTTGTTTTCGGCTGTCGCCATGACGTAACAGCGCCCAACCAAGTTGTTTCTAAACCAAGTCCATCGCCGTCAATTTTACCGCTACCTACTCCAGCGCCAAGCCCTACAGCAGTTGCTTCGCCAGCACCAAGCCCTTCGTTTGTTTGCTCGCTTCCACAAATGCCCGACTGCTCGCAAGATTCGCACAATTGCTGCTCAAAAGGTGGAACAAATAAATACGATCAAATGATTAGGGCAGCACAGCAAGAGCTATTGTCTAATGCGCCGGAACTATTCAACGCAGACGAATCAATTTCTATTTCCGAACTAGAGTACACAACAAGACTTGCACAAACATTTGAAAACTTGTTTCATATTTGCGCCGTTGGTGGAATATCGCCAATGTCTGAAGATGAAATGGGAATAAAAGAATCAAACACCTATGCAACTCATGTTGATGTTATCATTGGGGGGTCTAATCAGCCTTACGTTGGCGGCAAGTACACCTGTTCGCCTTCGGCTTTTTAAATCGGCTTTAGACCAGGACAACAAAAACTAGACTGCGAGATTTAAAAATCTAGACAATAATAAAGCATGGCTAGGGTTCTGGTAATTCCCGACTTACAAGCTCCATTTCAACATGAAAAAGCAATTCCATTTCTGAAATTCGTTTATCGAAATTACAAGTGTGACACAGTTGTTTGCATAGGGGACGAGGTAGACTTTCACACACTGTCAAAATATGCAAAAAACCCCGATGGCTTTTCGTCTGGAAAAGAGTTGGCTCTTGCAAGAGATTTCATCAAAAGACTATCTTCAGTTTTTCCTAATGTTCGAGTGTGTACGGCAAACCACACAGTTAGACCTTGGCGCAGAGCCTACGAAGCGGGCCTTCCGATTGATTTCTTACCAAGCTACCAACAAGCCTTGGGCGCTCCAGCTACCTGGACCTGGCACGACGAGATCATGATTGATAATGTTAAGTATATTCACGGCGAAGAATACTCAGGTGCTAACGGCACAATGAAAGCAATCCAGGACCATAGGTGTAATGTAGTGCATGGTCATATTCATTCACACGCGCAAGTAAAGTATTTAAGTCACGGCGAAAATAATATCTTTGGAATGAATGTTGGTTGCTTAATAAATCAAAAAGCCTACGCATTTGACTATTCAAAAAAATCAGCATATCAAGGCACCATTGGCTGTGGCGTAGTGCTGGAAGGCAAGCTTGCTTTGTTTGTCCCGCTATCTGCGCACACCGCTTAAAAAACTTCGAGGTCGAAATGAACTTTTATTGGGATGAGTTTGATTTGCTTGTTACTAAGTCGGGGGACGCTGGCGACTGCGCAGCGAACATGGGGCGCTATCATTTCGGGCTTCAGCTTTGCCGACTAAATGGTATCAATGTCGATCACTTCCCAAAAAACAATTACCTCGATTTCAAAAAAGCCCTAGACTTTCTTGAAGTAAAACCTGGGATTTACAGAAGACACCCGGCGCAATGGAATGACCCCAATGATTTTTCAAGAGATCAACAAACACCAATCGTTCTAGCAATGGGCGCTTACGGAATGAATGCAAGACTTTCGGACCTATACCACGCCCACAAGGACCGTTGGTGGAAATATCAAAACAAAGATTGGGCAAACCCTAATCATATTAATTTTTACAAAAGAGCTTTTGGGCAAAGCCCCTCAAGCTGCGGCGATTTATTTCTTTGCGGCGATTCATACTTTAGAGTTTTCGACAAAGACCCCAACTCTACCGCTAACGACTTAAACCATACTTGCGCAATTCTTCAGGCGCTTCACTTCAAGCCAACATCAAGAGCAAAAGAAGCTCGCGACATTTATTTGAAGGCCAAGAATATCATGAAGTCATGGGAAAGCTACCACTTAGGCTCAAGCCCCGATATTCACGAAGTATTTAGGCCGTTGATCGAGAAATTCCTAAAGCAGTAGTCGAAAAAATGGAATTGTTTCAAAATAAAGGCATGACGCCGCATCAGAAGAAAAAAAGAATCAAAGATAAAAAGCTTTTGCAAAGAATAAGAGAGCTGCCTTGTGCAAATTGCGGGTCATGGTCTGGCGTTTCGCCGCATCACATTATTTCAGTTGGCGCTGGCGGCGTAGACCTCGAAGAAAATCTGTTACCACTTTGCACAGCTAGGTGTCACAGAAAAATACACGATCAAGGCTTGAGAAAATTTCTTGAAAAATCACCCCATGTAAGGATACTCCTGAAAAGGGCGGGCTGGGTCATTAATGACACAGAAATATATCACCCGACTCTTTTAGAATATAACTAACATCGGGGGATTCTTGTTTGAACACAAATACTCATTTGATACTTTCGATCAAAACACAGCAGAAAACAAAGGTCGGTCTAGGGTTTTCAATCTAGACGTTTATCTTCAAGCCGTTGATATGATGATTAACAGCGAAGAAATTGCTTTTGCTTTCAAAATGCTGAATCAACTCCCCGGCTGGTATCGAGACAATGAACCAAAAGAAGTTACAGAAATGAGAAAGGCGCTTTATCGCCAACTCTACACAAACAAAGATTACGCAAAAAACACAAGCTATAAATTCCTAAATGGCGCACAAGAATTTGATCTTGCGTGGCCTCGCTCCCATGCAATTTTAGAAATCGTGCAAGGCTACAACAATGCGCAAATAAAGCCACATATCTTTGACCTTGGCGCTGGCAATTTCTACTTACCGCTTGGACTAAAAGAACGCGGTTGCGACTTCACCTATAAAAGCGTTGATCTTTCAGATGATCGGCTTGATGAGATAAAACAAAAAGTCGATTGGCAAGAAAACGCAACAAGCCCGACAATCTTCGTCGCTTGTGAAATAATCGAACATCTTTGGAACCCAGAGGACTTGACGCATTACGCTGCGCAGCTAGAGTCAGAGCCAGAGTGGATTATTCTATCGACACCTAAATACAACTTTGCCGGGTCAATGCCCAACTGGGAAACAAGAGAACTCGGCCACATTAAAACTTTCACCCCAAAAGATTTCAACATGGAAGCGCAAAGGCTTTTCCCAAAATACGACTTTAAGTACTGCGAAGGTCATGTCATGGTTTTAATAGGCTCAAAGAAATGATAATAATAAGCGTGAACATTGCGCTGCATCGAAGAATCAGACTGGGGGTGTTAGTGGTGAAGGAACAAATGCTTCACACGCTGATGCTAGAACTACCACTCATTACACTTTCATTCAGCTTGGGGGAAGCATGAAGCTAGAAGAAATGACGCCACACGAAAGAAATCCCAGAAAAATATCTGACAAGCGGCTAGCAATGCTCAAGGCAAGCTTCGAAGAATTTGGCCCGCTTCATGGGATTGTCTTCAATCTCGCTAACGAAAAACTAGTGGCCGGACATCAACACCAAAAGGCCATAGAGCATGGGGAAATTGTTAAACAAGACGTTGAGCAGACCAAGACCGGAACCGTTGAAATAGGCCATGTTTTGTTCAATGGTGAACGCTTCCCCTACAGAGGCGTAATGTGGGATGAGGCGCGTCATGAAGCTGCGCTGATAGCTGCAAATAAGCAAGGCGGCTCTTGGGATTTACCAAAACTAACTAACTCACTTCTTCGGCTAGATGAGTTAAACATAGACATGGACTTAACTGGCTTTGACGACACAGAGCGAGAGAATCTGCTGGCACCAAAAGATGAAAAAACAAAAGACACCAAAGTCAAAATCCTAGTATGCCCACACTGTAACGAGGCTTTTGAACAGTCAGAAGCGAAAAAGCTTGATTAAATTAAATAGATAGCTAGGCTTGAGAAATCGCATTCAATAATCCATGAAGGGAACTGAATGAATCAAACAAAAAACACAATTAATAACTCATTATGTCATTTCTAGATTGGTTCAAAAGAAAACCTAAAAACTTGCCTATTGAATTGCCAGCTGCGCCGCAGATAGAACAGCCAAAGCCCGAAGAAGTTAAGAAGGAACAGCCAGAGAGAAGGGCACTACTCACTGAGAAGGTGGATAGGAAATTTGTTAAGGGCAATGTGGGCGGTCCAGGTAGGCCACGCATACCAATTGCAGACAAGCTTGCGACAATCATGACTCAAAAAGAGTTTGCTAGAATCTCGCTAAAATTCTCAACTTTGACAAAAGAAGAAATCAGAGACTTGTATCAAGACCCCGACTCAACTGCCCTTGAGACTGCTATGGCTAAGATTTGGCACGTTGCTATGGCTAAGGGCGACGAAAAGAAAATGGAATTTCTCTTGAATAGAATGATAGGAAAAGTCAAAGATGTAGTGAAGGTCGAAGATGTTATTGACCCCGATACTGACAAATACAAGAAGGCCCTTGCAAGGCTTCGAGAGATCAAAGAAGAAAAAACCTCCGGTGATGGGGGAAAGGGATAGTCGCTGCTCCCCTCCCCCATTGCTGGTTTAATAATTCCACTTCAAATCATAGTACGCTTGGTTTTCCATTTTAGTTAAATTGTCCATTGCTTTCTCTGCTGATACCCCGCCGAAATGCCAGACCAATGAATGAGCAGCGATGTAACTTTTCACTCCCTTGAGCATTGCCCTACGAGAATAGTCTTTATCTTCAAGGCCAGTGCGCAACTTCTCGTCAAGCTTTCCAACTAGCTCCCAGGTAATTCTTGGCATCATTGTGCAATAGAAGCAATTACCCTGTAGGGTTCTATCAATCAGCATATACTTAAAAGGGCTAACAGCATTCATCATTGATTCATGGTAGGGAGCCCATTCATCCCAGCGATAAAAGCGCTTGTCCATTTCAATCGTCTTACCCTCATGCTCGAAAGTAAATGGGGTAACAAAGGCCCACATATTGTCACAGTTTGACAAGGGATTTAAGATTGCATGACCGCCTTGAATGCTAGCCGCCATTGTATAAAGCGCATACTTTGTGTAAACCAAATCGTCGTTTGAGATTACAATGTAATCGCCCTTTGACATTTCAATGCCACGGTTTATCGCTTCAGCGTAATGTAAACGAGTATCGCTGTGAAAATGTAAATAACAAAGATTGCCGACATCAGGTTGAAAATCACCGCTTGAGACAAGTATCACCTCCGGCTTTACTTTTTCCTGTCTTTTGAGACTTTCTAAAGTTAGTTTCAAGTAGTCTAAATTCTCTTTGCAGTACGTTGCAACAATAACCGAGATTGATCTTTCCAATTTTTACCCCTTTAATTATTTGGTGGACATAATCGACACAATAGAAGGCTTATCTCAAGACCTTAGCCCCAAGCAACGGATTGATTTGGTTAACGAAGCGTTGCGTGATGAGTTTAGAGCTTCGCTTTATTACACAGCAAGGGTCTTGTGTAACTTCAAAGACATCAATCGAAGGACACACAGCGGCGTAATTGATGCGCTAGAAGCAAACACGCCCAGAAAGCTTGTTGTTATGCCAAGGGGCTCGCTTAAAAGCTCTATTTGCAGCGTTGCTTATCCTATTTGGCTAATCTTGAGAAATCCCAACATCCGAATATTAATTTCAAGTGAGATTTACACCAACTCTAAAAACTTTCTTCGAGAGATTAGATCTCACCTTGAAAATCCAGAGATCACGGAAGTATTTGGTGACTTTAAAAGCCCCACAACATGGTCAGAGAGCGAGATCATTGTTAACCAAAGGACTAAGACGCTCAAAGAAGCAACTATCACTTGCGGCGGCGTTGGAACTGTTAAGGTCGGCCAACACTATGACGTCATAATTCACGACGATTTGAACAGCTTAAACAATTCATTGACCAAAGAAGGCTGCGAAAAGGTAATAAACTATTACAAGATGAGTATTTCATTGCTTGAGCCGAACGGTTCATTGGTCATTGTTGGGACTAGGTACAGTGCGTCAGACTGCATTGGTCATATCATAAGGTCTGAAATTTCGGACGAACAAAGGAAAAAGTTGAATTTAAAAAATGTTTGACACACGATTAGGCTTGTAAACCACAAGGGGGAAATTTTGAGATCAGACGATATTTGGACTCTGCAAACTGAAAGACTAAACATTGGCACTAGTGGCGGTTATGTGGCGGGAATTACCGCGGGCGTTGGCGTTGCTAACCTGACGTTGAAATATGCCGGGGGCGGCACGCTTGAAATTCTTGGTAGCTCTGCTCAAACAGCAGGAACAGGTTATGTCTTGGGAAGTTCTGAAGCGCTAACCTTCGGCGGGCCAGTTGAATTTTTTCTTTCCTCAACCGGAGCAACTTCAATCGCTCACATTATTCGCGGCAAGACTGCGGGGACATAATGGGCTTGAACATAAAAGTTTCGAGCACAATACAAGGGATTAGCGCTGAACAGGGCACTTCATTGATTCAGCAGTACGGCTCATCGCTGATTTATTCTCTTGCAAATGTTTTTCCAGCAATAAATAGCATCACTCCCGGAGCTAGCCAGCTTGTACTTGCCGCATCGCAGTCTGGGGCAATGGTAACAAATACAGGCGCAACCCAATTGTGCGTTTACAAGCTTCCAAGCGCATCGTCTGGTCTTAACTTTACGTTTGCTGTCACGGACGCAGACGGAATGCAAATAAACGCAGGCGCGAGTCAAACAATACAAAACGCCGCAGATGGCTCGACTCTTGGCGGCTGGGTAGGATGCACAACGCTTGGGAATGCAATAACATTGGCCGCAGTTGGGTCAACACAATGGCAAGCAATTGCCAGCGTTGGGACCTGGACGGTTTTGACTTAATGTTTTGGAAAAAGCCAGTTGCACAGCAAAGTAAGCCTTACATTTGCGGCACAGCGGAGCTTGTCGCGGGTGAGGCAGTTGTTTATTGCGAAGACTTAGCTCACGACTCTTTGGTGTTTCTTTCAGTCGTAGACGCAAGAGGAACGCAAGGCTTTCTTAGTGCAAGGGTGTTTCATGCAAGCTTTGACATTTCATCGACTAGCAGTTCCGATCATTCAATTGTAGCTTGGGCGGTGCTTAAATGAGTTTGAATATAAAAGTTTTATCAAGCGGTGACCCAGGGCTAGACCCAGCAATCTCAAATTCAATCGCTACAATTCAGACAGACTTTGGTACTTCACCAAGCGCCACCATGCCAGCCGCAGCGGTTACCTTCACAAGCGGTAGTTCTGCGCTGACAATCACAGGTGATTTTGCAACACAGAAAGTTACGTTTGGCTTTGACCCTAGCGGGTTACCACTTCCATCGCTTGCTCAAGGTGGAATCTTTATTGGCGGTGTTTCAAACATCGCAGTTGGTTCTTCAATGTGGGGCGAAGCTACAATTGGAGTAACTGGCAACGTCACGCTTGGCAACTCTGCGGTTATCTCAAAGCTTCTTGCTGGCTACACTGTAGTTAATGGGACCATTGGGGTCACAACGTCAATCGGCGATGCTTTCAATTATTTGTCTTATTTCGATTCATTGAAAATGCCTATTGCTGGCGGGACATTTAGCGGGCTTGTTACAGGCACAACATTTGTAGGGGCATTTGATGGGGCGGTTGCGTCTGCTGTTTTCGCACAAGGCGCAACGTCTTCTGTGTACGCCCAAGGAGCAACATCAGCAGTCTATGCAAGCGGGGCAACATCGGCTGTCTATGCTTCGGGGGCCACAAGCGCCGTTTACGCATCAGGTGCAACCGCTTCTGTGACTTTCACTGGTCAAGCTGGGTCTACGCAAATCATTCTCGCAGCATTGCCCGGCTCCACTTATTCAACTGCTCAAGATATGCAGACATTTTTCCACTCAACCGGATGGGTGAACGGCGGGTCAATAACAGATAATGGCGATGGGACAGTTGATGTTGATGCTGGACAGGGCGCAATTAGAAACGCCGCCAATGCACTGGGGCTTTTGTTTTTCTTTGATTGGGCAGCAGTTACAAATTTGTCAATGGTTGACGGCGACCTTAATTATATTTACGTCAACTACAACTCTGGGTCGCCCCAAGTTGAAACTTCTACGACCGAAGCCCCCAACCCATTTACATATACAGACCTGGCAACTGTTTATCGCATAGGCACTGAGCTTTACATAAATGAAACAGTTAAGCACACAGTTGGCGACCATGCTGGGTTAATGATTCAATATAATGAAGAAACTATGCCTAACGCGCCGGAAATGGATAGCGCCGCAGAGCTAACAGAGCTTGCTTCTAGAAAGTTCGAGATTTCTGCCGGGATTTATTGGAACGGCTTGACCCGCTTCACCACTCCCGCAATCGACACAAGTGGCGTTGACACGTTTACTTCTGTTTATTACAACGGCGCAGCTTGGGTTTATGTTCCTGGCGAAACACAGATTTCCAATTCTCAATATAATGATGTTTCGACTGGCCTTGCAAACTTGGCAGTTGGTGAGTACGGCGTTTATTGGGTTTACTTAGTGGTGAACACCCCAGCAAAGCCCTTCATGATATACGGTCAAGAAGCTTATGCGTCACTTGGCGAAGCAAGAACGGCTCAACCGTTTATGACCGCAGATTTGCCAGAGATTTTGCATCACGAAACAGCGATACTTGTTGCTAGGGTAATTGTAAAACAGGGGGCAAGTGGATTTCAAGAGATTGGCTGCGCTTGTGAAAGCGTTTTTCCAACTCCAGCGCTTTCTTTGACCTCGCTTTCTGACGTTGACGCATCAACTCCCACGCTTGGCGATAGACTTGCATGGAACGGCACCAAGTGGGTCAACCAGGCGTCAACTGTGTCGGCTGGGGCTGGCGTTAATTTCTACAACGCAACTCCGACAATTACGGCAACCAGCACAAATAACGCTCTTGCAATCAACACCCTATCAAGAACGCCTGTCACGACCGCAGAGCAAACAACATCAACATCACTTGCAACAAATACCGTTGCAGCAGCAGCTTGGCTTTATGACACAGCACTGGGCAAAGCTTCAATTGACGCTGGCTCTTGGATTTTTACAAGCTATGCGGGTGTTAACTCTACAGGCGGCGGGCGAGTCACTACAATTACAAGAAACATCTATCAAGTAATACCAGCGACCGGAACTGTTACAACCACAGGAACAGGGACAAGTAGAACTGCAACTGTGACAGGTGCAACGCCTTTTGTTGCTGGCGATGCTTCAGCCACAAATACCGTTGCGAGCTATTTGCAAACGCCACAAGGTATTTATCAAATAACAGCTTTCACTTCTTCAAGTGTTGTTACAATCTCAACGCTATCAACTTATGTTAATGAAACTGGCGTCACCTATAACAAGTGGTTTAAATTATTTGGCGCAACGTCTTCAGCAATCACCTCGATAAGCCCGAACTATGCAGCTAACACGTTTACAACAACGCAAGGCGCTTTCGCAATTGCCACAACTGACAAGCTTGGCGCTATTACCTTCGGGACATCAAACAACAATACAACGCTCACAACTACTTACGACGGGACAACTAGAAACACCCAATTTCAAACACCTTTGGTTGTGTTACATGGTGACTTGGCTGGGCTACAGGGCGGCACCGGGTCGGGTGTTACAGCGCAATACTACCACTTAACTTCTGATGAGTACACTGGTACAGGCATTGGGACTGGTAACGTGGCAAGGCTTAACTCGCCTGTTTTCACGACTCCCAACATCGGTCTAGCAACTGGGTCAATTACTGGTTATGCAATCGGGGCAACTAGTTCTGTGTTTGCTAACGGCGCAACGTCTTCGGTTTATTCCCAGGGCTCTACATATTCCGTATTTTCTAATGGAGCGACAAGCGCTGTTTTTGCCAATGGCGCAACAAGCGCTGTCTATGCAACAAGCAATTTAATAGCAGCAGCGAATCAATACGGCGTTTTACTCTCTGGCTCTGGCGTGACTGCTGTAGTTCTAGCCCCTGATGCGAGCACGACGAAAATCTTAACAAGCGGTGGCGCTGCGGCTAATCCTTCGTGGGTTGAAAGGTCGACTTATTTAAACTACACAACAAACACAGGAATAGGACTGACTGCGGCTGTGACCAATGTTGAATGGACAACGGCAGAGCAAGACGCAACAAGCTCTTGGAATGGGACAATTTTCAAAGCACCGTCAACCGGGAATTGGATTTTCATGGGAATAGCTAGATGCACTACGACCTGGGGCGACAGGCTTGTTATGTATAAAGAAGGGGCAGCATACAAAACCTGTTCAACTTATGGTAATGAATTTGCACAAATAAACGGCTCTGCGTACTTAACGGCGGGGCAAACACTATCAATAAGGCCCAACTCAAATCAAACACTAAGCTCATCGAATAGCGGCGTGAACCATTGGCTTACTATTTTTAAGGCATAAATGATTACCGTAGTTTTCACAAGAAACAATGCGAGAATAATTCACGGCGATGCTGGCAAGAAATATCATGGGCATTCGTGCGTTGTAGTTAACCCAGACCTTTCAGTGGTTAAAAATGTCCCACCTCATTTTTGGAAATTGTCTAAGGGAAAAATTGTCCCAATGAACGGCGTGGAAAAAGCAATTCGCAACTTAGAAATCGAAAGAGATGGGATTGAAAACATGATTGATCTTGAATTTAAAAAGAAAAGTCATGTTTCAGCAATCATTTGGGGCGTTGTTGTTTTGTTGGCTGCGATTTACTTGCTAAGGAAATAAATTGTCTTGGTCAATAGTGTACGAAAAAGCAGTTCGTGACGATGGCTCTCTGCTATTTCCAGAAAAATTAACTCACGAATTTCTTTTGGGCGCTCACAAAACAATGGGCTCTTATCTTTACGCCAACCAATATCAAAACGAGATCATTCCCGACTCTGAACAGACTTTTAAGAAAGATTGGATTAAATACTATCACCACGTCCCGGTCGGGTGTCGCACGTTTATCTTCATTGACCCCGCTATTTCACAAGACGTTGGTGCAGATTACACAGCAATTGTCATTGTAGACGCAGATTGCAATGGGACTTGGTTCGTTAGATCAGCTTTGCGTAAAAGAATGACCCCGACTCAAATCATTGACTTGATTTTCAACTTAAACGCGGCGCATCGGCCCTTCGGAATAGGTATCGAGTCGGTTGCATATCAAAAAGCGCTAATCTACCTTTTAAGTGAAGAAATGAGAAAGCGCCAAACAGTAATCCCTTTAAAGGACGTTCACCCTGGCACAGATAGAACGAAAGAAATGCGCATTAGAACATTGGTCCCACGCTTTGAATGGGGGCAAATACTTCTTGCACAGGGCCTTGTGGACCTTGAAATGGAGCTTTCTCAATTTCCTCGCGGCTCCCACGATGATCTTATTGACGCTCTGTCACAAATTGAATCAATTGTTTCTTACCCTGAAAAGGAAAATCAAGATGATAAAGAACCAACTCCCGCCAATGCAGATGCCTACGAAGCCTGGTATCGTCGAAACGCCCACAAGTTTGCCAGAGAAGAAGCGCAAGACGAAAGCCCCAGTTGGTAAGAAAAAAGCTCAAGAAATTATTGAAGCAGCAAGAGAATCGGGTCAAACTTTTGTTGAACTAGCGGAAGAAGATTACATGGCCTTAACTCCAGACATTAACTCCAGGTCTTTCACTGACGGCATTCCCGCTGTTAGAATCTATGTAGACGGTGAAAAAGAAGACTTGGACAAACTAGAAAGCGAAAAGGTGTACTGATGGAATTTGCTATTTTTGTCCTAGCTGGCGTCTTGGTTTTTCAACAAATCTTTTTTCTTTTTCAGATTCAAAGATTGCTCAATAAATTAATGAGCCGTCATTATTACGATTACAAGGTTGCTGAAGTGATTAAACCCTTTCAGCCGCAGCAACAAAAGCCGATTGAAGAAATGCAAGAAGACATGGGCGCACTACAAGACTTGATTTGAGGTAAAAAATGGGACTGTTCGATGGAGTAATGGACAGAATGATGGGCGCTCAAAGCGGAGCACCTAAAGTTGAAAGCGTAAATGATCAATCAAAAGATGAAATTGATTTGGTTGGCTACATTAAGCAGAAAATAAGTGACGTTCGAGGCTCTGGCGCAAGAGTTAGCGCCGAGGGCATTTGGATGACCAATACGGCATATTTGTTGGGGTACGACTCGGTCGTTTATGACACAACTACAAAGCAGTTTCGACCGAACAACACAGCGGCAAGGTATCTTTCTAGAAATCGTTTGCATGTAAATAAGATTTTGCCAACTGTTCAAAACCGCCTTGCGCGTCTTGCGAAAAACCCACCTCGCTATGATGTTCGGCCCAACTCAAATGCGACCGAAGACAAAGACGCGGCAAGGCTCTCTCTTCAAATAATAAATATGCACTGGGACCGGGAGCGAATTAATCAAAAACGCTTGCTTCTTTATATGTGGTTACAGCAATGCGGTCATGCTTACATGAAGATTAGCTTCGACCCAATGATGGGCCGTCAAATTCTTGACCCCTCTACCGGAAATTTGACACGCGAAGGTGATATTCGAGCCGATGTTGTGTCGGCTTTTGAAATGTACGCAGACCCACTTGGAAAAACATTTGAAGAATGCCAATGGTTCGTTCAGGCGAAGGTAAGAAAGCTAGATTATTTTCGCTCACACTATCCCGACCGAGGCGCTCTTGTAAAAGAAGAAGGCCCCTGGCTTTTATCAACGCAATATGAAATGCGAATCAATGCAATGAATACTTCGGGCGGCGCTGGCAGCGGTGCAACTGCTCAGATGAAAAATTCAGCGATTGAGTTAGCCTATTATGAGCGACCTTCTGAAAAATATCCTAATGGTCGGTTAATTGTTACAGCAAACGGCGTTTTGTTGATGAACAAAGAGCTTCCCGCCGGGGAAATTCCTTTTGTGAAGTTTGACGATGTTATTATTGGCGGCAAGTATAATTCTGAATCAGTAATCACTCACTTGAGACCTATTCAAGATCAGTACAACCGCGTCATTAATAAGAGAGCCGACTGGGTGAACAAGCTTCTGGCTGGTAAGTATATTGCGCCCAAAGGTCATGGCATGGGAACTGAAGTAATGAATGATCAGAGTGGCGAGATCATTGAATACAACCCTGTACCTGGCGGTGGGATGCCTCAAGCGGTCACTGTTCCGGTAATTCCTCAATATGCCTACCAAGAAGAAGAAAAGCTTCAATCAATGATGTATGACATTGCTGGCATCAATGAGATTTCAAGGGGGACATTGCCAAGCGCGTCAATGCCCTATGCTGGTATGGCGTTTCTTCAAGAGCAAGATGAAACCCGCGTTGGCGTTGTTAGCGAATCAAATGAGTACGCCTGGGCACAAGTCGGGCGCTTGCTTCTTCTTTACACTGAGCGCTTTTATAAGAACGAAAGACTTCTGAAAATCTCTGGCAAGTCTATGGAACACAATGTCAAGGGCTTCACTGGCGCAGATATTCGGGGCAACAATGACGTAATTGTTATCCGTGGCTCAACTGTTCCAAGTTCTAAGGTGCTTCGCAGACAAGAAATTCTAAACACCTATGGGCAAGGCTTACTTGGAAATCCACAAGACCCCAAGGTGAGAGAAAAGGTGCTATCGCTGCTCGAATATGGCGATGTGGGCGGTATGTGGGAAGAAGAAGCAGTCGATCAGTCGCAAATTCAGCGTGACATGGATATGATTGAGCAAGGCATTCCCCCAGAGGTTAATGAACTAGACAATCACCAACTTCACATTACAGAGAAAAACAGAATTAGAAAATCCGACAAGTTTCTGTCAATGTCTGACATTGCCAAACAAGTATTGCTTCAAAACATCGAGCAACACACGCAAGCAATGGTTGAGCTATTAAACCCAGGCTTGCACCAAGAGTTAGCCGTTGCGCGTGACATGAATGCGCAGTCGCAAGCTCATTTGGCCGAAGGGTCAACGCCTATTGATGAAAACGCAGAGCCAGAAATAAGACAACCTAATCAAAATCCAATTCCACCGCAGGGAGGCGGGCAATTATGAGCGCAATGAAATCGGCAATGGACAGATTGAAGTTAAAAAAAGGTATTGATGTTCAAAAACTATTTGGACCAGAAGAAGGGAGCCCGGAGCATGAAGCGCAAGAAACCCCTAACGAAGAGTCGGCTGAGAAGAAAATTCTTATTGCTATCGGGCTTGGTGGAAGCGATGAAGGTGAAGCTAAGCACGAGGACAAAGAAGAAAGCGAAGAATCGAAAGAAAACGCTCTATCAATAAAGCTAGGTCTTGCTCCCGATGTCGAAGACAAAGAGAAAACAGAGTCAGACTTATCCGGTGCAACTAAAAACGCACCAAAGAAAAAGGGATTGCCAGAGCAATTAAAAGCTGGCGACCCCATGCAAGAGCAATTCAAAAGTGAAATGCTCAAAGGTTACAATTCACCAAAAGGTAAAAAATCTCTTTCATTGGGCGAGCGCGTCCGTGAAGGAATGAAAAAGTAAGGGCAATAAAGCTCTTAACCAACCATGTTGCCTCATAACAAGAGGCCCAGGAGTTAAGATGTTCGAGAAAGCAATGGAGGCCATGAATAATGACCTCGCGGAAGGAAAAGACGTTGGCGGGGAAGCTCGTCAACAAGAATCACCCGATCAAGCAGAAGACAGCACCCCGGAAATACCGGAATTGGATAAGCTTGAGAAGGTAATGTATAAGGGCAAAGAAATGACGCGCGAAGATTTCGAGCGTTCTTTCATGATGCAAAGTGATTACACCAAAAAGACGCAAGCCTTGGCTGAGGAACGAAAATTTGTCGATAACCTCAATCATGACCTTTCGTCCGTAATCAAAAACCCACAACTTGCAGACGAATTTCGCAAGATTTACCCAGAAAAGTATCATGGTGTACTTGATGCGGTTTTAAGTCAGTCGAAAACACCGCTACAAGCTGTGAAGAATGAGCAGAAAGCCGAACCCGATCAAGCTTTCATGCAGAAATTCCAACAACTAGAAAGTAAGCTTTCCAAGTTTCAAAAAGAAGCTGAAGAAAAAGAAGTTGCGGCAATCGAAGCGCAGCTTGATGCCACTTTCAAGACTTTATCTAAGAAATATCCACTTGCTGACGAAGAAACGGTGCTAGCTCGCGCTGACATCGCACTAAAGCAAGGCGTGAAGCTTGATGATAAGGTTTGGGATAAGTTGTGGAGCGCTGTTAATGACAGAAATCAGGAACGGTACAAGTCTCATTATGCAGAGCAAGTAAAACAGCAAAAACAAGCGGCTGAGAAGGGTAAAGACATCGCTGGCGGCGGTGGAGTACCTGGACAAGCCCCAACAAAAATGGCTCTCAAAGACGTTAAGAATTTTATGATTGATGATCTTAGGGGCCGTTCAACTTAAAGGATTAGAAAATGGCAAACCAATTTCAAGGCATAACCTCCGGGTTGGCCTCACTAAAAAACTACTATCAAGGTCCAATCGTTGACCAACTCAACGAAGACATTCCTATTTACCGCGCTGCTGAGAAAGTAAAGCAAGGCTGGAGTGGGCAACAAGTTATTCGCCCAGTTCGTACTCGCAGAAATCCTGGTATCGGTGCAACTTCAGACGGTGGAACATTGCCGACCATTGGTCGACAAACCACGGTTCAAGCAATCATTCCCGCAAAGTTTAACTACTTACGCTTTGGCGTTTCGGGCCCCATGATTAAAGCCTCGCAATCAGACGTTGGTTCGTTTGTTCGCGCTGCTGCTTACGAATTGGAAATGGGCTACAAAGATTTGTCCAGCGATGTTAACCGACAATTAAGCTGGGATGGAACTGGCGACCTTGCTTTGATTAACACCGCAGCAAGCGGCACCAATTCAATCGTAATCAAAGGACGTCAAACTTCTGACGCTGCTTTGCGATTCGTAGATGTTGGAATGGTTCTTGATATTGTAACGACCGCTGGCGCTTACAAAGCCCAAGGCGTAACGGTTTCAGCAATCACTTCAGGAACAGCAAGCAGCACAACTGCAACGCTGACTCTTGACTCTAACGTAACAGCCGCAGTTGGTGACGTTTTGATTCGTTCTGGTTCGTTAAACTCTGAAATGTCCGGTCTTGCTACACAGCTTGACGGTGCAACTTCCACAGTTTTCAGCGTAGACCGATCTGTTCAAATTGCTTTCCAAGGTAACTATCTAGACGCTTCGGGCGCTCAACTTTCATTAGATACAATGCAAAACGTGTATAATGAAGGCTTACGTCGTGGCGGTGCTAAGTACAACGCCGTATGGACTGATTACACCTTGGGGCTTCGCAGCTACCAAAAATTGTTAGTACCAGACAAGCGTTATTCCAACACAGTTCAAGGTGACGGAACTTTCGGTAAGGCTGACAAGTTCTACATGGATTTTTCCGGTATTCCTGTAGTGCCAGACAAAGACATGAGCCGTGATTTTTATTTCTTGCCCGCAGAAGTACTGAAAATGTACGTCTTGAGCGAAATGGAATTTGCGGATGAAACAGGTTCTATGTATATCGCGCAAACCAGCGCGGACCAGTTGGAAGTTCGTATTCGATTCTTTGCTGAATTGTTTAACGAACACCCAGCAGCTTGCGCACGACTAACGAACTTCGTTAGCCCATAATAGGAGTTAAGAAAATGAGGGATAGAGTCGAAAGAATAACCCAAGCCTTGAAAGCACACGACAGAATGTTGTTTGCTGCAAAAAAAAATGGAGTAATTCAAGTTTTTAGGCAGGGGTTTCGCTATGCGCCAATTGCTCTTGATGAAAGTTTAGTTGGTGGAAGCGATTCAAAGGCTAGTGCTGTTATTCATGTCTCTATTTCCTCGCCACATTATATCTTCTCACTCACTGAAGATTGGACGCCTAGAACTGAAGCCGTTGACTGGGGCATTGAACCAATCATGGCAAAAATCAAGTCGTGCGATTTGTGGGTGAGAGATAGATTGGCAGACGAATTAATGGAAAGTTACGAAAAAGGAAAAGAGTCAGACGCAAAAGATTTCAGAAATAAAGCTGAAGCCTTCGCGCATGATTTCCGATCAGAATTTGCCAAGGCTACAAATGACGTCAATACGTCAACCTTGAGCTAACAATTTAAAGGAGTTTTCAAATGGCTATTGTAAACAGAGATTTAGAAGCCAGCGAACAGCGTAAAGTTTTTAACGCTTCATTCGCTGCAACTGCTACAGGCATCACATTGCCAGTTCTAGCAGTACCGTATCCCGCTACCCTTGATGGCATTGTTGTTGCTGCTCACGGCTTGTCCGGAACACCAACCTACGCTTTTTCGATTCTTCGATTTATCGTAGGAACAGGTGTTACCACGATCACCGCTGGCTTCACCACTTTGACCGCAGTTGAGTTTTCTACTTCAGGCATTCAATCAGTTGTTTCAGTTTCAAGCGGCAACACGCTCTTGAACTTGCAAGCAAATGACATTATCTGTGCAACTTCTGGCGCTTCAAATGCTGCTGTGAAGTCGCTTGATATTGGTATCGTGCTGAAGGCAACTCAAGATATTAAAACCTCATTTGGTTATTAATAGGGGGATTCAATGGCAATCGTAAATAGGGACTTAGGAGCAAGCGAGCAATTAAAAGTTGCCCGCGCTGCTTTTGGTGCTGTTGCGGTAGGGGCAACAACTGGTACAACCTTAACGGCTGTAGCAATTCCGTTTCCCTCTACCCTTTCGGGCATTTTAGTGTCTGCTCATGGTCTTTCTGGAACACCAACACTTGATTTCGGTATTAACCGATTCATTGCTGGGTCCGGTTTTACCACTTTGACTGCGGGATTTACAACCTTAACTCTGGAAGAATTTTCTACTTCGGGCATTCAAACCGTTGTGCAGGTTTCTGCTGGGAATAGTTTGTTAAATCTTTTGGCAAATGACCAATTTGTTGCAGTTGGCGGCGGCGCTGACGCTGCTGTGAAGTCACTTGGTATCTCGGTTGTGTATAAAGCAACTCAAGACATCAAGACTTCGTTTGGTTATTAATTAGCTTTTTCATTGGAGGGGGGCATCGCTTCCCCCTCCCACCTTCGGGGGGTTTATGCAGCTTTTTCAAAGCACAGGTCTTACGATTCAAACGATTCTTCAGGGCTATCGAGACACAAGCAATCAGTCGGTAGGTGCTGGCGCCACTGATGAAATAGTTTTCAACGCTAAAACAAATGACCTTGAGGGGCAATTCAACACAACAACCGGGCGCTTCACAGCAAATAAACCCGGGAAATATCTTTGCATTCTTGACGTAACACTCAACGCTGATCTTGCTACAACAGGCTATGAGTGTTTTGCATATAAAAACGGCGCTTACTCTGGGAGTTTTACAGGCACAAGGCTTGCCTATACTCCAGTCGCTTATGCAGTAAACGTAAACACAGCAGTT